ACGCAACCTAGAGAAGCTAGAGTGTGACTTGCACCGCATCTTTAAGTTTGTACCCAAGCAGGATGCACAAGGGCGTAGTATGCACTATGCTGATTGGATATTAGATGAGGATGACACAAATGAGTAATACTATGCGAGAACACAGAATCATGGCTAGTTCACCTGACCTGCTGGAAGGTAGGGTAGAGGACTACATGGATATGTATCACCCATTGGGTTACATGACTAGAATGGTAAAGCCGCCATACTTCAATGAAGAACTGAATGTATGGATGGCTGTACTAGAAAGGCTGGACAGTTGTGATTAATGCTTGACTGTGCAAACTAATACTGATATAACAAGACATCAATTAACGATAGGAGAATAAAAATGCTAGAATATATCCCAGAACATCTCGACTTTAAGGTAGAGTTTGAGCCAACTAAAGTAGAGGATAAGAAGTATGTAATCAATGGTGATACAGGTGATTACATTGGTGTTGTAGGTAATGGTTTTACCTGTGCTAATCATGGTGACTTCTTCCGTAATGTCATGGACACTACGACAGAAACACTGTCTGACTACGACATGGAAGATGCACATATCAACTGGCGTAGCGCACACAAGGATGGCTGGGCTATGATGGACATGACCTTGCCCAACGTAACAGCTAAGATTGCTACTGACAAGCATGAGACTACACTGATGAAGCGTATCATTGCCCTGCATGGTGTCAATGGTACTTGCTCTAACACTACAATCTTTGGTGCTATCGACTTCTTCTGTCTTAATGGGCAGATACGTGGCAAGCATGACAAGGTGATGCGTAAGAACACCAGTGGATTCAACCTCGACAGGTTCATCACTGAACTGCACAAGTCTCAGCAGGACTTCACTGCACAGGCAGAACAGATGCAACGCTGGGCAAACACTAGCCTAGTCGGTGTCGATGTTAAGGCTATGCTTGAAACACTGCTGAAGTCTGACCGCAAGGCAGAGAAGATGAACATCTTATACAACCAAGAGGTAGGCCAGCGTGGACGCAACCTGTGGTCACTGTACTCTGCCTTCACCAATTATGCTACCTATGCAGATGAACGTAATGGTTTCACCCAGCGTAACACTGGTGGTGATACACAAGCTAAGTCACTGTTCATGCGTGAAGTTGAGGTAGCTGGCTGGGTTGATAGCCCTGTGTTTAAGTCACTTGCGGTAGCGGCATAATGCAAAAAAGGCATAAAAGATTTTTCTCCGATGATGAGGCGGCAGATTTAGGTTTGCCCCTCAGAAGAGGTGACATTCGTTCAGATGGTTTTATATTCAAAAGGTACTATGAGTCTGGTATTTCCAATAAAATACGTGAGATATGGCAGTCAGAAGAAGCAAAAGAAAAAGACAAAGCTAGACGCAGAAAAGCTGCTGTAGAACACAGAAAAAGAAAACCAAGACCTGCAAAGTATCTAACTAAAATAGAAAGAGATGCACTAGGATTGCCATTAAGAATAGGCGACACTAGAGAAGATGGATATAGGTTTAAACAATATTATAAAAGGGGCAACAGCATATGTGAACTTTGGTGTAATCAAGAAAACTACGATAAAATTAGGTATAGAAAAAAGAAATGGCAAAAGAAAAAACGCATTGCAAATGCAAAATTTGCCGCTAGAGTAAAACGTAGGTATGGCTGTTCTATATGTGGATATAAGGAACATACAGATGCACTTCACTTCGATCATATAAACCCAAAAGAAAAGAAAAGAGAAATAAGTAAAATGCACACTTGTTCTCGCACAGAATTAAAAAAAGAAATTAAAAAATGCAGAATACTATGTGCTAATTGTCATGCTGTACATACCGCTAAACAAAGAGAGGATAACATTTTATGAAGCTGTATCAAGTAGCGGATGAATATTATTTGTCCCATGATTACAAGAACTTACGTCAAGAAACTAAGACGCACTATGAATACTGCCTTAACAGTGCGCTGGCTACACCTGTCGAGGGTGTAGTCATTGGTGAGGTGGATTGCACTAATCTGTCCACCAAGCAAGCTAAGTTAGCCTATGACATCTGGTGTGATCGTGGTATCTCTACTGCTAATCATATCATGGCTACGGCTAGAATATTATATAACTATGCCATGCGTATGGAACACTGTTTTATAAATCCCTTTACAGTGGTGCGTAAGAGAGCCACCAAGCCACGTAAGGTGGTGTGGAGCAGGGGTGATGTCACAAAACTGCTAGACGCCGCCTACAGCGATTTTAGCACCCGTAACATCGGTCTTATTGCACACATGGCATATGAATGGTGTCAGCGTGTAGGTGATATGCGTGTACTGACGTGGGATGCCATCGACTTTGAGCAGAAGCGTGTAATAATATTACAATCTAAGCGTGATGCACAGGTGGAGTTACCTATTGACGATGACTTATACGGTATGTTAATACAACAGGAGCAAGACTTTGGCTTTCAACCTTACGTTGCACCTAGACCTACATCATACAGAGGTGTATATGAACCTTACACGATGTATAAACTACCATTACATGCACGTAAGCTGATGGATGATGTGGGATTACCTAAAGAACTGCGTCTGTCTGATCTAAGGCGTACAGGTGTGACTGAAATGGTTGATGCAGAGGTAGGTATAGGACAAATCATGTCGGTTACAGGACATGCTGACCCACAGTCAGTAAAGCCATACCTAAAAAATACGTATGTCAGTGCAAATAATGCCTTGACAGCACGAAAAAATATATGATATAAGCATTCAACTGCCGCAACGAATTAATATATAATATAACTATTATAATATATAACTGTATATAGAAAGGACACATATATGATTAATCCAAGTGACTATGATGTTGCCAATGGCGAGACTAAACGCATGAACTGTCCTGTCTGTAAAGGTGACAGAACATTTAGTATCACTAATGATATGGGTAATCTTGTATGGAACTGCTATAAGGTGAGTTGCACTGTCAGTGGTGGTACTCGTGTGCCTATGACCATCAGTGATGTACAGAAACGTCTTAATCCTGCGTCAGATACAACACAGGATAAGTTTGAGTTACCTGCATACGTAGTGCCACATCGTAATAAACGTGCTGTAGTCAAGTGGTGTGCTGAATGGGGCATACACGAGGATGAGCATGGCTTGATGTATGACGTAAAGGAAGACCGTGTGGTATTTCCTGTTGTACATGATGGCAAGCTGGTTGATGCTACAGGCAGAACATTAAGCAAAAGAATACCTAAATGGAAAAGGTATGGAAAAAGTAGCTTGCCATATACATCTGGTTGTGGTAAAGTCGCCGTAGTTGTTGAGGACTGTGTAAGTGCGGCCATTGTTGGTTATGGTTCCTTTGTCGGGGTTGCGCTGTTAGGCACGTCTTTGTCTGATACGCATAAAAGGTATCTTGCACAGTTCTCGACAGCAGTAATTGCACTAGACCCCGATGCTCTAGTCAAATCAATACAGATGGTAAAAGAATTACGAGGCTATGTAGATAATGTACGTTTACTAAAACTAGAAGATGATATAAAATACAGAAACCCGACAGACATGGATAAGCTAGATGCTATCCGCAAACAGATAGGAGAATAACCACATGGAATTATCATTAATCAGAAGTCTAATGAACAGGGACTTTTATGAAGAGCATCGTGGATCACGTTGCCCTGATCGCTTGTTCAGTAAAGACATACGTAAGATAAAGCAGTCTATCGACAGTGCTATGGAACGATATGAACGTACTGTAACGCCTGATGAGATAGAGGCTTTGTTCATGGCAAACAACCCAACGCTGACTACGGCACAGAAGCAAGCCTATTCATCCTTGTTCAACAACATTAAGCGTGAACAGCCGATGGGTGGTGATGTAGCACAAGAGGTGTTATCTAAGCTGTTCCAGAAGGTCATTGGTGAAGAGATTGCCACGCTAGGGTGTGACTACGTGGATGGTATGCAGACAAGCCTTGACCCACTGCGTCAGATACTTGAACAGTATGGGGATGACTTTACACCTAGTGCCAAGGTTGAATGGGATGACATAGAACTTGAAACATTGCTTGCACGTAATGACCTTGAGGCACGATGGACATTCAACATACCTAGCCTGACACGTAAGGTAGAAGGTGTGAATGATGGTCACTTGATTGAGGTGGGGGCTAGACCCAACACAGGCAAGACATCGTTTCATGCGTCATTGATTGCATCACCCGGTGGCTTTGCTCATCAGGGTGCTAACTGCATTATCTTATGTAACGAGGAAGGTTATCACCGTGTCGGTGCTAGATACCTGACTGCCGCTACTGGTATGACTATGCAGGAGATTAAAAAGAATCCAACCAAGGCACGTGACTTGTATAAACCTGTCAAGGAACGTATCAAGATTAAGGATGCGACAGGCCGTGACATGGCGTGGGTGGAGTCTATATGCAAGGCATACAAGCCTGATATAGTTCTGCTGGACATGGGTGATAAGTTTGCTAGGACAGGTGGCTTTTCACGTCCTGACGAGGCGTTAAAGGCCAATGCAATACACGCACGTATGATTGCCAAGCAACACGAGTGTGCTGTATTCTATATGTCACAGTTATCTGCTGATGCAGAAGGTAAAGTTCTGCTTAATCAAAGCATGATGGAAGGTAGTCGTACAGGTAAGGCGGCAGAGGCTGACCTTATGGTGCTGATTGCAAAAAACCCACCAGTTGACAATCAGGAAGAAGAAGATACACAACGGCATTTGAATGTGGTAAAAAATAAGTTGTCAGGTTGGCATGGTGTGGTACACTGTGAACTTGATTACAAGACAGCGAGGTATACAGTATGAAACTAACATTAGATGTAGAGAATACAACAACAGAACGTAATGGTAAGTTGCATCTTGATCCATTTGAGCCGGATAATTCATTGGTCATGGTTGGTGTACTTACAGACCAAGGAGATGAATATATAGCTACGTTTGACCATAGTGACTTAGAGTATACGCCATCAGATATGTATATGTACAATGAAGAAGTTTGTGCTATTCAATATTACTTAGATGAAGCCACAGTACTTATATGTCACAATGCCGCATACGATTTGATGTGGCTTTGGGAGTCAGGCTTCGAGTATGATGGCCCTGTGTTTGACACTATGCTTGGCGAGTATGTGCTACAGCGTGGTCAGAAACAACCACTATCTCTTCAGGCTTGTGCAGAACGCTACGAGTTGGATACAAAGAAGCAGGATACACTGAAAGAATACTTCAAGAAAGGTTATAGCACACGAGACATACCACACGATGAGTTGTGTGAGTATCTATCTGCTGACCTACATGCTACGCAACAGCTATCAGATAAGCTAATGCGTCAGCTACAGTCAGACAGTTCTAGCCTAAACGATACTGTGGTGCTTA